AGTAGATATGTTCCTGCGGCCACTGTTGCGCTGGCATTCTGGAGATACTTGGTTGTCGTGTTGATTGCCGCAGTACCAACGGTACCGGCACTCATGTAAATATTAAATCGAGCATATCCTGCGATAGTCGGAATAACAACACTCACAGTTTCAGTGTTGCCTGTTGCAGCAGTCTGAATCTCTGAAGACAAGAACAAAAGTTTCTCATATCCAAAGGTATCATCAAGACCAGTCACCATTACAGTAAAGTAATAGGCTGATGTAAGAGTTCCTACGTTATCTGTTGGTGCAGCTAGAGTAGCCGTTGCACGACCAGTCAAGGTAGGTAGCATATTGCTTCGCACAAACCGAACACCCAAGAAGGTACCAATTTCACCATTCCAGAGTCTTTTTGCAGCAGCATATTTCACAGAGTCAATAAAATCTGGATCTGTAGAAATATCCTGTTCAACGAAGGTATCAACAACTCCTACATAATGCTCGCCAAGTTCTGCATCACCCCCATCTTTAGAAGGTTCTAGACCTACAGCACCATTATTGCGTAGATTAGCAACAATTTTACGGATGGTGTCTGAGGTCGGTACATCTGTCGAAGCTAGACCATATCGTGAGGTCACACTTCCAGGGTAATAAATAGTCGTTCCAGCAAGCAATGTCTCAAAGATTTCTCTTTCGATAGTTTCTGCACTCTGTTTACCGAGTAGTTCAATTGCTTTCTGGAGAGGTTTGTGGCGAACAGTGAGTTCTGCAACGTCACTAAGAGTCACAACGCTACCCCATTGCTCTGCAATTGCTGTCACTGTAGTAATACTGAGAGCCACTGAAGTAGGAGTTGTTGCCTCAGTGAGTGTTACAATAGGAAGAGCTAGCCTCTCATACCGAGTATGCTGGAATGTTTTAGAGTTTGCAGAAGGAAGCTTAGCTTTGTCTGCAAGTTCATAAAACCGAACAATCTTCTTTGCTACTTTAAGAGTCTTTTCTGCGATATATGTTACTGCATCACTTGTTAAGGTACTAAATGTTGTATCTGCCAATCAAACCACTTCTTTCTAGTTTAGAATGTTTTACCGTCTAAGGACTTCTCTTTTTCTTCTAATGTTAGTTTTTCAAACGATTTCTTTGAAGAGACTTTGGTATTGACTGAAGTCTTACGTTCAGTTCCAAATTTTGGTTTGGATTTCACGACAGAAACTTTCTTTCCAGGAGCAGGAAGGTTGATTTTTCCTGAACCTTTCAACAGTTCAAAAGCTTCTTGACGAGTAAAATAAATACCACGAGATCCTTTTGCTTCTCTGTATTCTTGGACAGTTTCTTGAATAGATGCAATAGATTTTGTAGGCACTCTTGACTTCTCTAAAAATGAATCAAATTTAGCCTCGTCTAATTGCTCAACGATTTGTCCGAGTTGGCGTTGATGAAGTTGCTGCGCTCTATTGAGGCGAGCATTAACAGCCGTCTCCACTTCAGGGTCCATTTCAGGAAGCGGCTCTTCTTTTTCTTCTCGTTGACTACGAGCTTCTGCCATCCGTTTATAAGCGTCTCGCTCAGCTAATGCTTCCTTAATACGTTGTTCAGCACGAGAAAGAGGCTTTTCTTCTTCCTCTTCTTCTTCAACAACCTCTTCTTCAGTCTCTTCTTCTGTATTTTCTGTTTCTTGAGTCTCTTCTTTTTCGTCTTGAGTCTCGTCAGACGAGGTTTCGTCTACTAATTCTTCTTCATTTCCTTCTGGTTCTGTGCTCACTCTTATGTCCTCCCGATTTTTGCGCTCTTGGGTGCTGGAGCGAGTGTTGGTTTCTTATAAGCCAGAATATACTCTGGAGTATTATACAAATGATATAATTGTTTATAGACAGCATTCATACTAGCCACTTTGAGTAATGCGTCTTGTGTCGTGACTTCCCCTTGAAGTAATGAGGCTTCGGCAGTAGCAATTAACAAAGCAATTCGACTTCTAAACCATTTCCAAAATTCTGAGTCAATACCCGACTTAACAATGTTTTTAAGTTCTTCTTCAGATCTTTGGTTATAGTATTCAATCTCTTCTTTACTACTGCGCCAATCTGACATCATTGCTCCTTTGAAGGTTTAAACTTTGTAGGTTTCTTTTTCTTTTCAAAGTTTTGATTACTTTGTGCCATCTTAAAACTCTTTACCTTCTAATTTTTTTTCAACAGAAGAATCTAACACAAGTTTTGTTATTGTTAAATCAATATTACAACTCTTTGAACCGGAAGATTCTTCTGATTTAGATTTGCGTTGTAATTTTGCTGTGACTGCAAATTTTACAGAAGTACCCACGTCTACGTGCTGAAATTGTTTAGCATATTCATCAGATAAATAAAGTGAAGGGCTCCCCTTTTTTGGAACACATACTTTTGATTTAGACATTAGAATTTTTTATCCTTTAATTTTTGTTCAAGTTCAAAAGATTTCAATCGTGCTTCTAACTTCCCATAGGATACGCCTTGCTCATCTTTTGGTTCAATAATGACAGCAGGAAGATCTGCAATATTAAATTCTTTTCCTTGCTTTACGTATTTTGAAAGTCTAGGATATCTTTTTTTAAATTGCTTATGGTTCCAAGTATGAGCCAATATAGTCTCCTTTATTCAAATAGTATATCACATAATAACAAAATTGTCCATAATTATTTACGTCTTGGTACCCTAATAATTTCAACTTCTTCGTCTTGGTTTTCTTGTTCTGCTAATTCTTTTGCGCGTTGTTTCTTATATTCAGCAGCTTCTTTCATTTCTCGCTCTTTGAGTTTGCGTTTGCGCTCTTTTTCTGCTTGTTCAGACTTTACAACTCCTTGTTCTTGTGCACTTTTTACATCAATAGGCATTTGCCCAAAGTCTTCACCAGCAAGTTCTTGAAGCATTTGTTTTCGTTTCTTTAATTGCTTTGCAATCGTTCCAACAGTTGCCATTAAGCATCATCTCTTTCTGGTACAGGACCATAGACAGCTAAATAACGTGGATCAGCTTGCATACACCGATCACACACCACTTTCTCTTCTGAAGACATCCATCTATCCCAATTCCCTGGTGCAGGGCCTCGAAGATAGAATCCCGCAGTAAAACCTTCCACCACATAGCCTTGAAACTTTTGGTTACAGCGATCACAAACCATTTGAGTCAGTTGGCTCATTTTACATTCCACTTGGTTGGACAGATTCTAACTCTTGTTCACCAGGTTGAGCCTCTCCACCTGTATTATCTTGACTTCCACTCGCCTGAGCAGTCCTCATTTGTTGCTGCATGGCTTGTTGCTGTTGCTGAAATTTAAATTGGTGCTCTTCTAAGTGACGCATTGCCGCTTTGCGAGCATATTCATCACCAGAAGCGGCTAAAGGTTCGTGAGCTTGAATATGTTCCTCATGATTATCTTGAATACTTGTCGGAATGTATTTGCCAACACTCAGTAACATATTCTCTGTTTGAGGATCAATGCTTCGTTCAAATTCTGCTTTTTGAAGGAGTTTGTCTTCTCCATCCAAACCAAGGCCCTCTTTCCAAATGCGTTTTCCAATAAGACCCCAATCAACTGACCAACCAGATTGTTGGATCATTGGAGCGAGAGGTGCCATCATATTGACCCATTCCATCATCTGACGTGCTCTGACATGAATGTTAGTAGCTTGGTTTGCTCCGCGCCAATAGAAGAAGAAATCACCAACGAGCATTTCAGGAGAAAGAGTTTGCCAATTCTTGAGACCCTTCTTTCCTGTGACAAGAAAGACTTCTTCCTCAGAAAGAAACTGTTGGTTCCGAATATATGCCATTCCAAGCCACGGGGAAAAGACCTGTTCCTCCACATTCTCTGCGAGATCCATAATGGGGAGAGAATATTCTTGCTGAATAGCTGTAATATGTGTAGCAGCTTTTCGTCCCGTCATTGGAATATTGGCAACTCCAGGATACCCTTCAATAATTTGTTTGACTTGATTAATAGCATTAAACCCGAAGCCAGATACATCTTTTGGTGATTCAAGTACGGCAGCAGAGGGGTCTGTTAAAGCCCACATTGCTCCAGGAGCAAATGCGATTGTTGAAAGATTCACAACTCGCCCAGGATCGTATTTAATAATAGGATTTAAAGTATAAGAGAGGCTATCAAAGGTCTGAGCCATCAGATCGTTGATATAATACTGGAGACTTGCAAGTGGGGCAATCAAACCGTCAGGATAGAATTCAGTCTGTATCTCTGTCATGCGGGCAACAAGATAAGGCACTCGTTGGTCATAAAATGGATTGCGACGAATTTGAATCACATTAAAGGCGTGATCTGTTGTGATGACAGCTTGATGAATCTTTGGTTTCTCGTCTGTACCAAAATTAAACCAACCCCAATACTCAACTAACGTTATATAAGGAATTTCAGGAAGTTCTGTTGG